TAATTAAAATATATATATTAAAGATATAAAACATACTAGCTACTGCTAAATAAAGTATTAAAATTTCGAAACATAAAAACATGTATCGTGCGCTATCTAAATTGCAGTAGGTATTTCTGCTAAGATAGCGGGAGCGTGTATAAAATAAAAGACGTTAAAATCCTCACCAGCTGATGTAAACACGCGAGCAATAAAATAAGAGGTAGCAACAGTGTCACCAATATCTCCTGTGACGACTGCGTTCATAAACATGCGATCGTCTTGATCGCTGTCAATAAACAACCGAGGGTTGTAGGCCCGATACGCAGAAACAAACGGGAACTCCACATCCATAGGAGACGCTGCAGAACTCGTAAGCTCCACAATCTGCATACCCTCGTCACCTATAGTGGCCTTCCGCAACTGTTCAGCAGTCACACACTCATTGGCATAACCACCGATCATTTGCCCAGATCTACGATACGACTTGCGGTGGTTTACACCCCCAAACTCAGCACGCGTACCGTAATACCTCGTCACAGAACACGTGGTGGGACCAATGCCCGTCTGATTCTTGGAAGTTACCATGAGTTTCCACCGAATAGAGCCACGACACAGAGCAAAGGCCTGTGACATATACGAACGAAAAGACCAAGACGTAAAATTTACGGGATGGTTAGCCGTAGTAAAATCCAGCGATTGACTTGCTGTGCTCGTTTGTCCAGGTGGGGGGAACACAATAGGCAACAAAACCTCAGCGTGACGCCCTGGACCGGTATCACTTTGAGAACGAACTTGAAAAGCGTATTCCTGGCTATACCGCTTAAAGAGTTGCCGGAAAGACGCCACTGCATCACCGCATGCGACGTCATACGACAAAGGCGTGTAAGGCACCGCTTGCATATCGGACACTACTGTGGCTGACCGGTCACCGGGATTGCGTGGCATCCGGGGACCAAAACCAACAAAGTTTTCAGCCCGGACATCAACAATGACGGTGGCACCCGCTCCGTCAACCGGTGCCGTTAAAGGGTTCAACACTTCACACACAATGACCCCATTACAAACGTCCCGAGTAATAGCGGCAGCACGTACCGCTAAAGCCGTATAATTCGACGACGTGTTTTGGAAAAAAGAATGCTCTGTACGAGCCGCATCTCTGACATTTTGCCACGGAATGCGCACCTCTGCACTTGACTCCTCCGCTAAATTGATAACTGTAGAATTAGCAAGATTGTACTCCGGTGAAGTAGTCTTGGACGGGTTAGGATCGTACCACACGCGCAATCGACCTTTGTGGTAGGGGGATGCCACAACGGTAAACGTGTACACCATATCACATTTCCAATGGGTAAACACGGATGATGCGAAACCCACAGGCGTTTGGCACGTGTGAGTAGTGGGTCCATACGTGTAACTACCGTTTTTGACATAATTCGACACCGACTGCTGTTGCGGCGTGACAAACGAACCGACCAAAAATGTGCCTCTCGCGTACGCAGTATCCCAAGTGGCACTCTCGATGAAGGAATTCCGACCGGCAATCTCGCTCACCATAAGAGGGTCCTCCGTCGTGACACCTATGCCCACCCCGTCAAGGTGAGCCTCCGAATTAGCTGACAACGCGAGCCGCTCTGATGTATCAGGTAGATCGTAATTAGATAACTGAAAAGCAATCTGCCTAACCGACGAAGGCGGATCTTGCGTCAAAGGGCGTGAAAAACCAAGCATCGCAAAACCATTCATCACGGTGGGTGCCCATTCCGCTGCCATCCTCGTAGCAAGAGAACCAGCGGCAATAACATTTGACACCTTCTTGGCCGCGGCTTCCAGTGAAAAACCCTGCGCAATAGCGGTAGGAACGTCCAACACAACGTCTTCCATACAAGCGAAAATCTCAATGCTCACAGAACTCGTGCCGGCGTTGGCATGTTGCAAGTCGGTTAACCCAATGATGGAGAAAGTACCAATCGTAGAGTAGTCTCCATACGCCACTTCAATACCTGGTCTGAAATGAATGTACGGACACTTCATGCTCACTGTGTGGTCATAGCACGGTTGAAACCTCACACCCACCAACTGTGACTCCGTTATCTTAAGGTTCTTCGAAAAAGAAGCGGCTTCCGCCGAAACGGCCAAGTTATACTGCGGGTCAGAAGTACTGTTTACTCCCGGGTGAGGTCTGTACGTGGCCATAGCCGAACCATAATGAAAAGGAGTAGCACTTATGTTCAAACGAAGACATAAATTGCCGCGCAACCGGGAAAAGTACTTAATTTTCTCTGCAACTGCGGGTTTAGTTAGAAACAACGACCAAGGATCTATGCGATAAAAGGGAGTTGTCCCAACAGGCCAAGAATACGAACCAATGAGTACCTCGCGCGACAAAAATCGCGATATTTCGCTCGTGTCATTGACCACAGGCATATCACCCATGTCAGCAGACCCAACTGGTTCTGGATTATCTTGCGACATGATATCATTCATCGTCGCCATCTTAATGTCATCTGATAAAGTAATAACGTTGTCTCCCTTAGTTTCTTCCATAATAATTTTAAAAGTAGTATGCATACCAAACGAACTAAAAAGTAAAAAGCTAAATTACACATATATTTTTATTATTTTATTTCATATACAAACATGCACTATATACAGGTGGCAATGCCACCTACATGTCCACCGACCACCATTCAGCGAATGGCTCCGGTGGGGAGACCTTCTCCTCAGACATGAGTCCGCTCAAAATCGCGGCGATGTCAGGTAAAAGACCTTCGCGCGCAATGGAATCCTCCACATTGGGCAGCAAAGTGTTAAGGAGTTGGCCGCGGAGTTCACCGAAGCCCTCCTCGCGTCCCTCTACCAGAGCACGCACAAAGAAGAGCCGAAGCGCGGATTCGGCCGTATTTCGCCGCGCCTCGAAATCCGTATTGCGCTCAAATGAAAGACACTTTCGTACCGAAGTCTGAGCTATCATACCAACGCGTCGCCCTAACTGCGACACGTAGGTATCCGTGCACTTGAGAAACGACACTTCGTCCGTAGAATAATACGGGGGGAAATAAGCTGACCCCTTATCGATGGGACCAAACGTCATTCCTAACCGATCCGCGGCTTCTCTAACGTCATGGTTAGAGATCGGTACTATTCCAAACACGTGGCGTGTAGCAGCCAAAACGTCGTCGCCGTACGTGCCCATCCGCACGCTCCTCTGAAAAGGAAACAGTGCATCCTCACCAACAACAGCGGGCACCAATGGATTTTTGGTATAAAATGCTATACGGTGGACCAAACTATTCACCAATGAGTTAATCCACGTTGTGATAGCAACACCAGAGGGATTAGTTCCGTCGGCACGATAGACCATACCCAAGATGATATACACGGGATTCTTCATATTCTTCCCTATAGCAGCCATCAACAACATGGACATAGGGTCCCAACCGGCCACCCTACCAAGGGCCGCTATAATATCGTACGCAGCCCCAATCAAACGACTGTGAATGGAGTTGTCATAATTCGAATAATCGCCCGCCAAACGCTTGTGCGTGTCATATTCGTCGAGGAAATCCATGAACTTCTCCCAGTCTCCAGATAAAACGTCCAACCCTATTGCACATTCCGACGATAAACTATCTTTCTTCATAATAGACAGAAGCGGTGTGTAAAGTTGGCGAATGACAAGGCACAAACTCATCATACCGACAAAGAAAACCCGAATTTTTTCCTTCGACAGCTCTACCGACTCGTCTTTAAGTGCTGCACGGAACACTGCAAGATCAACTTCACCAGCGAGCAACCGTCTGCGCAGATCTTCAATCTGTTGAAGTAACTCAGGACCAGGATAGTAATTGTCTTCGCGGCCAGGTACCAAGTGATCATTGTCATCCGGATGATAAGCCGTACAAGAATCATCACCACATCCACCAGCAACGCACGCTAACTCGAAAAATTCCAATTTCTTTCCTTTAAGACCAAAACCAGGTGACGTATCCATGGGGTAAGGGGTGATATCTCCGCGCCCGTTTATGGCGTCGAACAACGACATCGGAGTGGTATCTCCACAATGTCGGCGAACTAAAGCTACAAGCTGTCCCTTCAAATCCTCGATCGCTTTTCGTTCTGCTTCCGACGCGGCAACAGGTACACGCTTCATCCGGTCCACTGTGCGCGCAAAATGCTGCGTAGCCGTGGGATTAGGAGGTGTCTTGTGGGCCACTGGCCCAAGCTGTTCTACCACTGCCGGTAAATCGCAAAAAGGCGACTTCCTCATGCGCGAACGAAACGTGTTTTGAGAGCTCGTGTTGACGCCATGAGCATTCGTTAACACACCAAGGGGAACCACCCCCTGAACATCCGCGGGTAGCTCGGGATGCACACGACCTGGAGACAGCCGCATGCCAGAAGGCATTCCAAACAGCGTCGCACTACCTTGGGCCTGCACGACCGAAAGGTTTTCAATCGCCGACTCCACCAACTCGGTGGTGATTGGGGCAATGGCCAAACTGTATTCGGAACCTAGCGCGACCCGTCCGGCCATAACGCCGGCAAGATACGAGCCTCCGCCCGTGCCTTGACTAGTGCGCACAAAAAAGGGAGAACCGCAATCCCCCTTCTCTGTCGTAATAGCACACTGAGTCCCTATCATTTTAAGAGCCCCGGGAGCTCCAGGGAACCTACAAGAAACGAGGTGGGGAAGTCCGAACGTCTGCGCACGCACAAGCTGCAGCTTGCCCGTGACGTCCAACATACCGCGTTTGCAGTCCTCAGGAGCGCGTAATAAACTCATCGTAGAGTCACGAATCGGCATCTTTTGACCGCTCCCCATGGCGCGTAACCATCTATGTGGCATTATGTAATACGTGACATCGACCTCAGCAGGCCCGTCCAATTTCATGAACATGATATCAGCCTTGTCATACCCAGGAGACCACAAGGATGTATATGGAACCGTATGAGATTGCGGTGTGCCTTTAAGGCGCGTAAATACTATGTTAAATTCGCCAATTCGCTTTGCTTCCATCAATATGGGCTTAAACGTATGGTAATTGCCAACATATAAACCGGTCTTCAGAGGAGTTAGGATGGCAATGGATACTGACTGGCCAGCATTCATAGTCGCGTACACAGCATTGCGCGAAACGGCTGCGCTCAAATCCGCGACTGTGGTCGTGGTAGGCTTCTCTGGCGCTGGGGGACCGCCGCGCACCATGTCATCCTGCTCGCGCATGGTGAACTCTACAACGCCCTGTTGTTCACCGCGCGACGGCTTCCTCTGCCGCAAAACCAACCACGCGACGAAAGCAACGCCGCTCGCAACAGCGGCGGCACTCACAACTGTGCGAGTGGCAACACGAGTAGTCGTACCCACTTGTCGCCACGTATACAAGTGGACGAGCACCGGTACAAAACATATCGGATATTGGAGCGCAAACGCAACCAACATTATATGAACAGCCATAATCGTACCAATTTCGTCGCTCACACGCTGTGTTATTGTCGTAAATACAG